TCATTGAATTTGACGCGCTTGTTATAGGCGTAGATCAGCATGACCTTGGGCGTCTGCCTGTCATTGTAGGTGCGCTCAATCTCAATCGTGCCGTTTTGCGTCATGAGCTTAGTCGTCTGCGCCTTAAGGTCTGACGAGAACACGCCCCACACTGTTAAGGCGCTAAAATCGCCCTCATGCGTCTTCTCGCCATATGCTGTGTCAAGAGACGCCACAATGTAGTCGAACAGCGGGTAGGTGTTATCTGGGCTTTCATAGACCTGCCACCATTCGCGCTCGATGATGCCGCCACCGCGTGGAATAGGCTCTTGCTGGAATTGGCCTGCGGTCGCATATGGGCCCATGATCTTCTCGTCGCGATCGACGACAGACTGAGGGAACCGCTCAGGGAACAGAAGTTCGCCTTCCGCCTCACGCGGATCGACGTAGCCAAGTTTAGTTGGGAAGTCTTTACGCCATGGCACGAAACGCATCGGCAGGCAGATGTGATCATAGCCGAGCTGCATGTCGAGGATGAGACCTGCGGTGTCTTCTTCATGCAGGCGCTGCATGATGACGACAATCGCCGAGCTGATGGGGTTATTAAGACGTGACGGAACGGCTTCAAGGAACCATTCCTTGCGTGATTGCCTGATGGCGTCAGATGCCGCATCCTCGACCGAGAACGGGTCATCGATGATCACTCTGTCACCACGAGCACCAGTGATGCCACCTGCGGCGACAGCCTGCCTAAAGCCCGTTGCGGTGTTTTCGAACTTGGTTTTGGCGTTCTGATCTTTAGTGAGCTGAACTCTATCACCCCACCGCTCTTGATACCATTCTGATTCCACGAGGCGTCTCATGCGAGTGTTATCGCGGATGGCGAGATCTTGGTTATGCGATGCGCAGACATAACGCATGTTGGGCTTATTCCTCGGCCCCCATTCCCACGCTGGCCAAAAGACGTTTACGCACAGGGATTTCATTGTGCCTGGCGGGATGTTGATCAACAATCTGTTATAATGCTCGCCATTATCCAACTTGTGACCGTCAGTAATGGCCTCGAGATGCGCGCAAAGGAAGTCAATGTGCCAGCCGTGAACATATTCCTGCGCGGGCTCGATGATGTGCCACGCCTGCTTAATAAACTCAACGAGCGACAGCTCGCACTTTCTCTTCTGGATATTGTAAAGATTAGCCTTGAGGTCGATCTGCCTCGGAAGCTTAATCATCCCCATCGGACTGCCCCAAGCTATTCAACAATGCCTGCTCGAGCACCTCGAGCTCTTCAACATCAAGCTCACTCACGTCCAAAAGGTTTGTGGTCTTTATTTCTATTGCCGAGCCATTTGCGCCCGTTACTTCGGTGCGCTCAGTGTAATCTTCGCGGAACCGCGCTTGCATGGACTTCGTCCATATTGCCGCGTTTATTTTGCCCGAAAGCATGCCTTCTTTGCCCTTTTTCTCCCACCATTGTTGCTCAAAAGTCTTCGCTTTCCTTAATGCTGCGGAAAATTCGGGGTATTGTTGCGCCCAGTAGGACAATGTTGCGCGGTCAATATCGAGCTGAGCTGCGATCTCCGCAGGCGAACAACCGTCGTCTCGCGCATATTTCATAGCCAGCTCGCAATACTCTGGCTTGTAAAGAGATGGGCGCCCAACAGGGCGCTTCTCTTGTGGTGGTTTTGGTTTAGTTAACTTAGGCATTAATTGAACTCATCATCATCTATGCGTTTCGATTTGACCTTTTTGAGGGCTGCCTGACCGAGCGGAAGATCGGCGAGCATTCCCAAAGCATTCATATAAGTATCGATCAGCTCTTGTTCCATACGACGCTCGTCGTCTGACTTCTTGCGTTGAGCGATGATCTTGCGCAGGATCTTGACGTCAAATCCATTTGACTTTGCCTCGGCATAGACATCTTTTACGAGCTCGGCTATTTCGGATTTTTCGACCTCAAGCTTTTCGATGCGTTCGACGATTGATTTGAGTTGATTGTTTGTCACGGTGATTCTCCATAATGTTAATTAGATATTTCGCTTGTTCTAAACAGTATATGCATAAGGTTTCACATGGCTCCTGCGCACGACCATCAGGATCATAGACGCACAAACCAGTAGCCATAGCTTTGATAAGATCATCAGGAATGTCAAGCATTAGTGCTTAACCATGTTCGACACATCGAGCCTTCTCAGTATTGCTAAGGACGCCTTGTCTTTGATGTCCTTTGGCATTTTCCTGAACAGCTCAGCTATAACAAAAATCATCATGGGCTGCTCAAACAACTGAGCAGGCAATGATGGGTTTGGGTACAATTCTTTCTGATCCATTATTTTTTATAACACACAAAAAAAGGATTTGACATATGAAATTGCTTCGCGTAATAATTACATATTGGTTATTTATTCGATAGGAGTTAGCTATGCAATATGTAAAACACATCGGCGCTTGGAATGCACAAATCGACTTCTACCATGAATTGGCTGAAGAATTTGTTCTGTCAAATGGCGGCATTGTCACGGAAGTCTTGATTGCCACGAACCGCGAAGATTATGCGATTGATGCAATCTGCCTCAATGACCAATGGGTTGATGAGGGCGACATCTTTACAATAGCCTGCGCTGAGCTCGTGAGCGCATTAGACAAGAAGTTCTGCGACCTTGCTTGTGACCGTTATGATGCTGAGGCTGAGTATTACTGGCAGGATCAATACAATGCTGCGTAATCTTGTCCAAGACATCATCGAAATCGTGGCTTTGGGGATCTTCGTGATCTCCATCGCCTTCCTTTACTTAGCCATTAATTAAGGTGATCTATGCAGCACGAAGCAGCCAAGACCTATGCGGTCGTCATCGATCAATTCCGCAACCGACCTACGCCAGCCCTGATGAAGGCAGCTCTTGAGCTCGCCAAACTGCCAGCTGGAGATGCGACAGACACAGCCCTCGATATTGCTCTGTTTATTTTGGCTGAGAGGATTGATATTGCTGAGTTTAATGATCTCATAAATAAAATTGAAAAAATAAATGAAAAAAATTCGTAATTTCGCTTTACATACGAAAAAAGTTCGCTATACTCAAATCATCAGCAATCAAGCTGACTGACCTCGGAGGTTAACATGTCTAACATCGCAGCTATCGTAGACGATTTCGCCCGCATCAATGCACAAATTGCTCAACTCAAGAAAACTCAGGACGACCTCAAAAAGCAGCTTTTGGCAATTGCTGACTTCACCACCAATGACAAGGGTGTTGTATCAGCTGTGGTCACAGGCAGTGTGGCTGATGTCGTGTTCACCAAGACTTTCCCCACCACATTCTCTAAGGATCTCGCACAGACCCTTTTGAGCGACATAGACTTCCAACGCTGCTTTGCAACAGCCATCAACCCCACAATCACACCTCGCGTGAAAGTGAAAGCACTTTAATTAACGGGGGCTTCGGCCCCCACCTACCCTTGGAGGGAATCATGAAAAGCAATTATCGCAAAGCATTTAATGAACTGAAAAAATTAGGCGCTCCCGTCTATATCCATCCTGACGATAAGGAGAGATTTGACATTAGTGCTGAAGAGCCAAAATCAGATCGTTGGCTTAGCTATTACTCTGACATCCATCCATCAGATTGGAATTTTGGCATTAATCCAATCATTGATGAAATTTTAACGAAACATGATTTGTATTGTGAATGGGTAAACCCAGCTCACGTTCGCGTTTATGATCTATAAGGAGATGAGACTATGACAAAATCACGCAAGAACACTATTGTTGTTATCGAACGCAAGCACACATGGACTGGCCTCAACTACGCATCGAAGGGTGAGCACAGCTCTTACCAACTTGCTAAAGTATTACAGGCTGACAAGCAGGGCACGGTAAAAGCCGTCAAGATCTTGGGCTGGAAATTCCCTATCGAGATCGAGATCTTAAAGCACACAGTCTATACAATCGATCCACCGCACCTGCAGGCTGCAGCTGCTAGTCTCGGTCGCACAGTGACAGCTGAGACCAATAATTGGTATGCCATCGATGACCTCAAGACCGAGATCTTGGGGCATCTCAGCGCAGCACCAGAGGCAACCAACACAATCAGCGCGGTGCATCCATGATCACACCACGCCAATTGATTGACTACCTCAACTTCGTCAGGGATGAACCTGACGAAGAAAATTCATGCGCCGAAGTCAATCCGTCCCTCTGGATGGTGTGGTGCGAGATTCAGAACCGACCAGCGAACTTTGGTGCACCATGGTGGACGGAAGCCTTGGTCACACAATCAATCGACCGCATGCTTGATAAGGAGACCAAACATCGTGACCAGCAATGACCTCAAAGACTTCATGACGAAACATCAATTAACCACCTATGACATGTCCGTCATCACTGGCAAACAGCTCAGGACCGTTCAACTATGGCTTGCAGGCAGACCTATACCTTGGCTGGTCAGCCTGATGGTTAAAGCCGTCAATGAGAACAAGCTGAGCTTAGACTGGATTGCGGAGCAAATTGAGGCATAATCATAACAATTACGGAGGCCGTACAGGGCCATCGATAAGGTAGGGGGCTACATAGGTAGCTCCCTATTCGTTTTTTCGAGCCCTGAGCTCTCAAAAAGGCATCTCGTCATCAATTGGAGCCTTACTATCGGGTATTGATTGCAGGGGATCGCCGATAGAACGTCTAATCGCCGTCACATGAGAGCCAGCGAAAACTTGCTTAGCCTTAACTAATTCAGGGAATCCTTGGATGAGGTGAGCGATCTCATCGAGCGTGTAAATCGACACCCACCGTTTGTCAGGTGAGACACGCACAAGGTCAGCCAGTGTCTTAACGAGAGCCACAACTTGGCCATCAGGCAGTGCAACCTCCCAAACCTCAGGAGGGAGCTGCTCAGCTTTTGAGGCCGCAGCTGCCTTGTCGAGCACGCGCCATGCGCTGATCATGCGCTTGGTCTCTCGGATCACATCCTGCAGCGTCCCGTGCCAGATCGCCTGATTGGTGAGGTACCGCTGCCGATCAAACTTCTCCCTCAGCTCAACCGACACGAGCAAACGCAACCGATCACAGCCCCACCTCT